GACCAACATCAATATAAAATATTCTTCTTTCTGGTGCTCTTGATAATCTGTAGATAACTAAACTATCTTCAATCATTCTTAATTGATTGAGTGCCTTAATTGCTTTATGTAAATATGATAAACAAGTTCCTTTATTACGATCAAATAATCCAGATGTTACATGACACACTGAATCTTTTGCAATTTTAATTTGTCCCTTACCACCTGCACCTGCAGCAGTTGAATACATTGTTGTAGGATAGTTTGGTTTTGGTGAGTAAATATAATACTCGTCTATCTCTGGATATTCTGCTTTCTTAGTTCCATTTCCTGCAAGTGGATCTAATGGCAATTTACCTTTGTTATTTGTACCCTTTTCTTGACGAACAAATTTCATTTTCATCGGATCAACATATCTGATCTCTTGAATACCATCCTGTGGTCTTTTGGTATCAATAACTTTTATGTAATATAATCTTCCATCTACATACCAATTCTTAAAAATTTCATGAGACTTTTTATCAAAGTCCATCATTTCTTTAATATGTTTAAACTCTTCTCTAATTTTATCCTTTAATTTATCAGTTGCATTTACGTTTGATAACTCTATTTCCACAGGAGAATCATATAGATCACTGACTATACCTTCATTTACAACGTCTTCAATTGCACCATCACACTCTGGGTGTAATGACATTTCACGATATCTTTTAATTAAATCATATTCTGTACGATAAACACCCTCGATATCTACATACTGCCCATAAAAACCAGATTGCACAAAATAGTCAACCCCGTCCTCGTTACTACGGGGAACGGGTGAGACTACTGAATCGGGTGTATTATCCGAGTCATCAATTGAGAATCCAAAGAGTTTTGCCATTGTATAATTATTTTTCTTTTATTATAGCACTATTTATCAGTTTTAACTAATGCTTTCTCCTCCAGCATTATCACCAACACCTTTGATTGATTCAAAGTATAGTACTTGTAATTCTACCGTAAACTCCTCTATTGTGTCAACTGTTTCGTAAGAAAGATCCATTTGACTTACCTGAGTTGGGAAAACATCATAGAATCTGTAACTTCTTAATGTAGATCCATCACGATCAAGTTGATGAACATATGCATCTTCTTGATAGTCTGCTGGATTGTTTTGACCAGTAGCATCAGATAATCTATTGATTGAATTCATCCACTTTTCAAAAGCAGAACGAATTGAAAAATCAGTGTCATTGATAACTGTAATAGTCCATGTATCAAATGTCCTATCTCCAGCAATCTTTAAAATCCTTCCTCTAAAGTTAACATCGATTGGAGTTATATTAGAAGCAGGTAAAGCTGCTGCTTTTACTAAGAATCTTGACTTATCCTTTACATCGTTGTCTATTGCTAGTTCCTCTGGAAAAGCAAGTTCAACTTCAAAGAGATTCGGTCTTGCACCACCACCAACTAACTTACTTTTAAAGTCAGTAATTCTTCTTAAAGGTGGTCTGTTAAATTGGGTTGCCATTTTTGTTAATTACCTCTAATTAAACGTTACCGATTACTTCCTCGAATGATACACCTGTTCGTGTAGCAACGAAGGTTAGACCGATGAAGTTAATTGATCTTGCAGGTTTAATGAATATGTCTGCAACAAATTCATTGTTATCTATGATTGCAGCAGTGTTATTTGTTTCATCACATATAACTCTGAAATCAAAGATTCCTCGTTTTGCCTGTACATCACGAAGGAATGGTTCAACAATGTTCACAAAGTTTGTTCTTGTGATTTCATCATTGAATTCAAACATTTGATCTCTTGCAGCACCAGATATTGCATTTTCAAGGAAAATAAACAATCTACGAACGTTTATTCTGTCAAATGCAGATGCTTTTCCAAGTGCAGTCTTATCACCAAAGAGAACTATGCCTCCGCCAGGTGAGAAGATAATTGGATTGATTCGGTTTGAATACAATTGATCTCTCTGTGTTTGAGATGGGTTGTATGTCAATTTAACTGCATTAAGTATTGCACCTCTTGCAGTTCCCGCTGGTGAGAACCAAGGGAAGTTGTTAATGTCATTTCTTGCACATAATCCAGCAATGTCTCCATTCATTGGAACATATCTGAACGTATCTCCAAATCTGTCATACATGTATTTGTAACCACTGTCAAATACTGCGAATGATGAGGAAGCAACAGGAGCATAGAAACCAATTACGTTATCTGTAATTTGAGAATCATTAAAGACTGTTACTGTTCCAGCACTACCATCACTGAGGAATGCTCCTCTATGAGGTGAAATGAATGCAACTGAATCTTTTCTGATTTCTGCTACAGAAATTAATTTATTTGCAAGTGACTGAACTGTTTCTTTTGTGTGATTACCAGATCCCATAAGAAGGAAGTCTGCAGAATATAGATTGTTATCTTCAAATAACTCATATCCTCCAACTAATCCTGCTAATGTCACTGAATATGAACCAGCAGCAGTATCATCTGTTCCACCATCGTAGTTTTTACCACCACTTAGTGTTAAAGTAGTTGCACCAATACCAGCAAAGTTAATTCCTTGTGCGTTTTGATCCCAACCTACATCAGATGAAAGTGTAAAAGTGCCAGATGCAAATGATGTTGTTACAATTCCAGCAGGTGCTCCACCAGCAAAAATGTTTGTTGAGTTATTGTAAGTATACTTTCTCCAGTATGAGGGTGATCCTAATGAATATTCACCATCCTTTGCTTTTGAAAGTGATAAATGCTTCTCTAAAATAGTACCTGCATTACCACTTACCTTTCCTTCATCATCAATGACAACAACATGAACTTCATCAAATTTTGATTTCCTTGCAGCTGCAAAGTTTGAAGTACCAGGACGATCTGAAATATTATTCCAGTTTATTGTTGAATTTGATAGTTGAATTGACTGCTGATCAAACCAATCAACACTTGAACTTGGTGTTCCAGTCGTATATGAGGATGATGCTCCAGTAGTGTGAATCGCAACTGCAGTATTTCCAAACTTGTATATACCATTTGGTTGGTATGTTACATCTGTTGAAACACCTGCATTTGTTAATGATTCTAATATCTTAACCGATACTTTAGTACCATCAATTTGTGTGACAATACCTTTGAAGTAACCAGTTAGTAATGATGTTGAACCAGAACCTGCTACAACTGTATTTGCTGGAACTGCTTGTGTAATACCATAACCAACTTGTATATTTGTTGGCAATGAACTGAATGTTAATATTTGATCTGCTAGATCATCAATAATAGCAACCTTTAAGTTGTTTGCCCATGAACCAGGATTTCTTGCAGCAACAGTTACATTAGTAATTGTTGATCCATCATATCCTAAATCGTTATAGTTTTCTGTGCTTTTGATCTTAATGCTTCCTGCTGTTCCAGAAAAAGCATTTTTTAGATCAGTGTCGTCTGCTCTTACTATCCTTAATGGACCACCGTAAGCTAAGTATGAGGATGCTGTCATCCAGTACTCATAATGCTTATCAGTAGAAGAGGGTTCTCCAAAATTATCTAATAAATCTTGCTCTGTCTCCACCAAAATTGGAAGGTCAACTGCTCCTTTAGCAAATGGGCCAACAAGAGCACCAACTTTGTCCGATGCTGTGTCTACACGACCAACGGTTAAGTCTACTTCTCTAACTACAATTCCAGGAGATGCTAAATTTAGTGGCATCTTTGTTCTCCGAATCTCAGATTATTTCTGAAATTATTTATTAAAATATCCTTTTTCATGTAGCCTACATGCATTATAATACTTGAATAACACCATTGCAATCAGGAATATCTTGCATAATTTTATTTTCTATACCTTGTTTAAGTGTCATTGCACTCATTGCACAACTTGTACAAGCACCACCTAATCTGACTTTAACATAGTTTGTACCTTCCTCTATCTCTACAAATTCTACAAATCCACCATCTGCTTCAATGTAAGGAGCAATCTCGGATAAAGATTCAATTACATTACTAGCAGTTAAGTCCATTAAATTCCATTCCAGAAGGTATCACCTATTGGTTGCATGTTTCTTGATATAAAATATAATCCTAAATTACACACAAACCAATTAATATTAATTACCCAAGTCTGTCTCCACAAATACTTTCGATTTGTTTCGACAATAAAAATATTTCTTTGATTATCTGTTTTTTTAATAAATTGTTCTAACACTAACGCAATAACAAATCCTATTGCATATATGTAAAAAACAAAGTTTAAAAAACTAGAACTAAAAAGTAAAGCTGAAATCATCTATAATCCCACATGTAAGAACGATCACCGTATTCATCAGTATGCCATACATCTCCCTCTTTGTCAACAAACTGAGTATCTTCTAAACCAGTTTCAATAAAACCAAATGGTGCCATGTCCTGTTCAATTTGATTCTTTTGTTCTTCATATATCCTTTTTCTAATGTCATTATCAGTCATCTCTTTGAAATACTCTTGTTGAACTAACCAAGCAAATATAACCAAACACATTGCTAGGTCATCATTACATCCCTCTTCTGCTTCAAATGAGTTATGTTTCTGTGCGAATGTGGTCAATTCTGATATGACTTCATAGTCACAAGTGATTAACTTATGATCTTCTATCAATGTTTTCAGGTTACTACAACCTAGTTTTTTAACAGAAGCAGTCGTTCTGACACCTAATTGTGTCTTCTTTCCTGAAAAACCTTGACCCACTATTTGACCATTTCTTCCTCTCATCGACGCCATGAGTATGTTTTCATATTCCAGATCATACTGAAGAATACTTGCAACTTGATCTCCTATATCATTTACTTCAACCAATACATAAGCATTATTGTATCCTTTAGCAACATCAAGTATTACATTTGGAAATAACATGGGTTTGATTTCATTATTTCGATACTTAGCAATGACTTTGTATGGGAACTGAGTTACATCAAATACTATAAATGCAGAATAATCATTGCCAAGTCCCCTTGCTACATCCACAGTAACAATATAATTATGGTCTTTTTCTGGTTTTTCGTAAATATCTAATCCAGCATTTCTAGTAATTGGAGCATCATATACCATATTTCTTAATATGGAAGGTGCTATTAAAGTATTAATTGATCCTAAGAACTCACATTCAAACTCAACTTTGAATTGTTGCTCTGATGTGTTTGCTATTGTTTGCTCTTTCCATACATCATCTCTGCCTGGTACTTCAGACCAATGAACGTCTGTTGGAATATATTCATTCTTTCCTCTCTCTGCATCATGCCAATACCTATAAAAATGGTTCATTCCGTGAGGAGTAGAAACCATTATGACTTTGGTGTTTTTACCAGAAGTGATAGTAGGATATACTGAGGCAAAGAATGACTCAGCAATA